AGCGTGGTGGCCGTGGCCTACGACCGCTGGCGCTTTGACCTGCTCAAGAAAGAGTTTGACAATCTGGGTGTCGAATTGCCACTGCAACCGTTTGGCCAGGGCTTCAAAGACATGGCTCCGGCGATCGACTCATTGGAGACGATCTTGCTGAATGAAAAAATGGCTCACTCTGCGCATCCAGTTTTGACTATGTGTATGGCAAATGCTAAGATCGAGCAAGATGCAGCCGGAAACCGCAAGCTGAATAAGCAAAAAGCGACCGGCCGCATTGACGGCGCGGTTGCATTGGCGATGGCCGTAGGTGTAACCCCCCAGACAAGCACGGAAGGGGATTTCGATGGCTTTCTGTCTAATCCGGTGACGTTCAAATGAGTCTATTTTCCAGCTTCTCAAATTGGGTGATGGGCGGTTTGCGCCGATCCAAAGGCATCCAATACTCTACGCCGTCCAGCTACTCTGAAGACGCAGCTTCCACTGTCACGTATGACAGCGCGATGCAGCTCTCAGCGGTTTGGGCTTGTGTCAAATTACTCTCTGAGACTGTCGCATCACTGCCTCTGACGATCTACAAAAAGACGCCAGACGGCCGAGTTGTGCACGAAACTCACGCCTTGACCACGCTTTTCAATGGAAAAGTAAACAGATACCAGACGAAAATTGAGTTTTTCGAGACGGTCATGCTGAATTTGATCGTAAACGGAAACGCGTACTGCGTGATTGAGCGCGTTGGTGTCCGAATCATCAGCTTGTTGCCGATCATGTCTGCGCAGGTCGAGCCGATGATGCTTGACGATGGTGCGATGGTCTACAACTACCAGAACGATCAAGGCATGGCCGTGTTCGCTGCTGAAAACATCTGGCACTTAAAGCTGATGGGTAACGGTACGATCGGCATGTCGCCTTTGGCATATCAGCGCAACTCACTCGGCATTGCGCAGGCCGCTGAGAGCGCTGTGACAAAGATTTACCGCAACGGCGCGAAGCCTTCTGGCGTGCTGAGCATTGACCGTGTGTTGACTCCTGAGCAGCGCGACAAGGTGCGTGCAAATTTCAGCACAATGACCACCAGCCAAGATGACCGATTGCTCGTCCTCGAAGGCGGCATGAAGTTTGATGCGGTTTCCATGTCTCCACAGGACATTGAGTTGCTGGCCAGCCGTAAATTCCAGATTGCTGAGATCTGCCGCTGGTACGGCGTGCCGTCTGTGATGGTGAACGACTCGGCTGGCACGAGCGTCTGGGGCTCTGGTATCGAGCAGGTCATGCAAGGCTTCTACAAGTTGTCTTTGCGCCCTCTGCTTGAAAAGATTGAGGCCAGCATCTTGGTGAACTTGATGACGGCCGCAGAGCGTGACCGCATGGATGTCGCGTTTGATTTTGACGCCTTGCTGCGTGCTGACGCGAAGTCTCGCTATGAGTCGTACCGCGTCGCGATCACAAACGGCCTGATGACACCAAACGAGGCTCGCGCCATGGAGCATCTGCCAGAGAAAGAAGGCGGCGATCAGCTGTTGATTCAGGGCGCAATGGCTCCTGTCGATGGCCTTGGCAAGATTGCTGAGCCTGCTGCTGCCGTCGAAGATCCGATGGCCGACATCAATGACAAGCTCAAAGAAGATCAGCGACAAGCCGAGATGCAGAAGCTCATGGATGAGATGAAATCGCTGCACACACTGGTGAAGATGAGCACGAAGAGTGCGCCAGCGCAGCCTCCTGTGATTAACAACTACGTCAACCTGCCTGAGCAGAATAACATCACAAACGTGAACACTCCAGACATAAAAAACGTCATCAACGTGCCTGAAAACAATGTCATCGTTGAAGCCGTGATGCCTGAGCTAAAGCAGGTCAACCCAACAGTGAACGTCTACAACGATGTCAAGCCATCTGACGTGACGGTTGTTGACAATCATCCAAAACGTGCTGTGCAAACCGTTGAGCGAGATGCCAACGACGACATCAGCAAGACCATCATCACTTACGAGAAATAAACATGGCCGTGACATACACAACCGCAGTGAAAAACGCCCGTTTGAGCGCCGTAGTGACGGCCATGGGCACAACGGCAGTGCTGGAGATTGGCACTGCATCAATGGCTGCTGTGTTGGCCGTGATCCCGCTCGACAACCCAGCCGCAACAGTGGCTTCTGGCGTGATGACGTTTGCTGGCTTCCCGAAGTCTGACACAACTGCCGACAACAGCGGCACAGCTGCGTCAGCACGCATTCGCACTGCGGTTGACGGTACTGACATCATCACCGGCTTGACAGTCGGTACGTCGGGTGCTGACATCAACCTTGACAGCGTGACAATCACTGCTGGCCAGACAATCACAATCAATAGCGCCTCAATCACGCACGCGCCATGACAACAGGAACCATGTCGGCACTGGAGGGCGATGGCTCCTCCCTTGGTGGCATAGTTCAGGCCAATTGGTACTACTTTTTCCACCAAAAGGCAGAGGGCGTTGATGTATTTGACTCCCCAATCTACTTCGCGCTACCCGCCTCTGGTTTACTTTCTGCCACCGATGGCTCCGACACGTTTTACGCGGCTGGCGATATTACGGCGCAGGGATCGCTCGAAGCAACAGAGACTGGCGAGGATTCGCTTTCAGCTTCAGGCGTCGCGTTCCTCTCTGGCGAACTGAGTGCAACAGAGACTGGTTCTGATGAGTTTCTGTCTGAGGCCATCGCATTCATTGATGGCTTGCTTGAGGCGTATGAGACTGGCTCGGACTCAATGCTGTCGTCTGGCGACGTGCCGGTTGAAGGTGCACTATCGGCATCTGAGTCGTCTGACACCTTCTCCGCATCTGGACTGAAGCCTAAGCCGATTTCGATTCCTCAAGGCGGTAGACAAAGGCAGGATCTGGAATGGCAACCTTGGCCATTGCTGGCTGATGAAGTAATTCGACGTGCGAAAAGAAAGCGCAACGAGATGTTGCTGTTGTTACACTGAGGTCGTACAATTCCGTGAAGAGGGAAACTTTTATGGAAATCAAACAATTAGGCGTTGATTCGCTCCAACTGAAATTTGTCGGTGACGATATGTCGTTCTCTGGCTACGCTTCCGTCTTTGGCGGAGTTGATGCCTATGGTGACACGATCGACCCGAACGCCTACGACAAGACGCTCGTGAATCGCGACCGTCCAATTCGTTTGCGATGGAACCACTATGGCCCAATCATCGGCAAGTGGAAGAATATGTTTGTTGACAGTAAGGGCTTGTTTGTCGAGGGTCAATTGACTCCTGGTCACTCTGTTGCTGGCGACGTTTACGCCTCTATGAAGCATGGCGCGATTGACGGTATGTCGATCGGCTATATGCCAACACGAAGCGAGTCGATTGGCGATGGCCGTCGCTTGCTGAAAGAAATTGAATTGTTTGAGATCAGTGTGGTTGAAGAGCCTGCCGATTTAAACGCTACGATCAATAGCGTGAAATCTGCAATCGAAACTGCCTCAAGCATTCGTGAAGTTGAAGCTGCGCTGAGGGAGTCAGGCGGCTTTAGTCGGAATGATGCGTGTATGCTGGTATCGCGCATCAAGTCCTTGCTAAAAGGTGAGCTTTTGGCAGAAGAAAAGGCGAAGCAAGAAATTGCCAAGCTATTCCAGATTAAAGCAAACTAACTCCTGAAGGAAATCATCATGGAACTGAAAGACATCATCGAAGCTGGCTTGGCCAAGCAAGAAGTGAAATTGCAAGCTGCAATCGAGAAATTCGAAGGCCAGCTTAAAGAAAAAGGTGGCGTTGACACCGAAGTTAAGGGCGAAGTGAAAGAGCTGTCTGAGCAGTTCAAATCTTTGTCTGCACAAATGGTTGAGTTGGCTCAAAAGCAAACTGCTGCCGCTCAAGTTGAAGTCAAGCCTGTGTCTGCTGCTGAAGAGTTCGTTAAGTCTGAGCAATTCAAACAGCTCGTGACTGGTAACGTGCAACGCGCTCGCTTCGAAGTCAAAAACACTGTCACATCTGGTTCGACAACCGTGTTCCCAGATCAAAAGCCTGGCATCATCCCTGGCAACTTCTTGCCAACCAGCATCCGCGCTGCTTTGACTAGCATCTCTGTGTCTGGCAATATGGTTAACGCTTTGCGTGAAGCCAGCTGGACAAACTCTGCCGCTGAGGTGTCTCAAGGCGCTGCAAAGGCTGAGTCTGATGCGACTTTTGAGCAATACAACGTGCCAATCACGACTGTTGCTCACTGGATCAAGATTAGCAATCAGTTGCTGGCCGACGCTCCTGCTGTTGTGGCTTACATTGAAACTCGTTTGCGTGACGGCTTGGCTCAGCGCATCGACGCTCAGTTGCTCAACGGCAACGGCACTAGCCCCAACTTGTCTGGCTTGACCGACAGCGGCAACTTCACAGCTTACACCGCTTCTAGCGATGACCTGTTGGTTGACGCGATCTCTCGCGCCAAGTACGCCTTGTGGGCAACTGGTAACGCTCCAGACACCGTGATCGTGAACCCAGCCGACTGGGGCGCAATGGAGCGCACTCGCGAAACCTACACCGGTGGTAAGGGTGAGTACCTGTACGGTATGCCTGGCATGGCTGCTGGCATGAACCCATTCGGCGTCAACGTGATTTTGTCGAACCACATGGCTGCTGGCAAGTTCTTGATCGGCGCATTGCGCTCGTCTGCAATCCTTTACAACCGCAGCGGCGCTGTGATTGAAATGGGATTTGTTTCTGACGATTTCACCAAAAACTTGATCACTATCCGTGCTGAAGAGCGCTTGGGCCTTGGCACCGAGCGTCCTGCTGGCATTTTGTACGGTGACTACAGCGCTTAAAACGTTTTACTTATAAAAGTAAATCTTAAAGACCCTCTTCGGAGGGTCTTTTTGTTTGTAAAATCAGATAATGGAACAAACAAAAATATGCTCGTGTTGCAAGATTGAAAAGTCTTTGAATGACTACTATGAAGTAAAAAGGAAGACACCACTGGTTAGAAATATAAAGACAGACAATAGAAAGGCGATGTGTAAGCAGTGCTACACAGCAAGAGCAAAGAAGTGGTCTATTGATAATAAAGAAAAACGAAAAGAAATCGCAAAAAGATACGACTCCAAAAATGTTGAGATACGAAAGAAAAAGTCTGCTGAATATAGAAAAAGACCAGAAGTAAAGGATCGAATGAACGATTGGGCAAGGGCGAATTCAGTCAGATACCTACGAGAACGCCGTCAATCAGACCCACTATTTGCATTCAAAATAAAAACAAGAAACCTGATTAGAAAAGCGTTTGATAGGAATGGTTTTACCAAGCGTAGCAAGTCCAACGACATTCTTGGCTGCTCATGGTCAGAATTCATTTCCCACATGGAAAAGCAATTCAAAGAAGGCATGACGTGGCAGAACCGTGGCGAGTGGCACATCGACCACATCATTCCGCTGGCGACAGCAGCTTGTGAAGATGACATAATCCTACTTAACCACTTTACAAACCTTCGTCCCTTGTGGGCTGAAGAAAACCAGCGCAAAAGCGCAAGATTGGAGCATCTCCTATGAAAATCGTTATCACCTCGAAAAAGCCAATCATGGCTGTTGGCTACGGCCGTCTCCCAGCTGGCGTGCCTGTTGAAGTAAATGACTCATTGGCCAAGTTTTTCATTGAACGCGGAGAAGCTGTGCGCATGGAAACCAAGGAGGCAATGGATCGCCCTTTAGTGGAAGATGGCGAGGAGGCACAGTCGTCGTCCTTGCCAGTGGGCCAAGCCTCACAAGAGGAGACATCGAGCGAGTCAGAGACTGGCGAGCCAGAGAAGAAAGCCAGCAAGACTGGACGCAAGGCCAAAAAGCAGTAATCGTCGCAAACACCACATTCAGAGCTGCGCCCTGGGCTGACGCTCTGTTTGCTCTTGATGAGCCATGGTGGTCGTTGCATCTTGATGAAATAAATCGTGACTTTGTTGGTCAGAGGTTCTGCACGAACAATCTGCCAGCGAAGTACATGACGACGTACCTGAATCCTGCGAAATTCAACGCCTACGGAAATTCTGGTGCTGGCGGAGTGTCTTTGGCGCTGTTCGGAGATGCAGAGCGCGTGATCATGCTTGGGTTTGATTGTCAGCACACGGAAGGCAAGGCTCACTGGCACGGAAACCACCCCAGAGGGCTCGCAAACGCAAAACAGATAGACAGGTGGCCTGCGTTGTTTAAGCGTCTCAGATACGACCATCCTGATGCTGAAATCATCAATGCAAGCCGAGTGACGGCGCTTGATATGTTTCCGAGACGAAATCTTGAGGATCTGCTGTGAGAATTTGCGTTTTAAGAAGTGGCAAAGAGTACGGGCCGAAGCACGTACAGTGGCTTGCGCGGCAGGTTCCAGATTTGGTTTGCCTTTCGGATGTTGAGGTCGAGGGTGTGCACACCATAAG